GGGTAAGTTGCCAATACTTCCATGTCTACATAATGCAGTTATGGTGGAGAATCCTAGCCACTATGCTAGAGTGTACTTGGTTCAATGGTATCGAGACCTACTGAGTATGGGTGAGAGAGTTCTGTCTTCTGAGCAGAATGACCAAATCCACAAGACGATTATGGATGAAATAGAAGTCATCGCTTCACAAGAAGATGTTTGGCTAGATTGGGATTCTAGGACATCCTCAAAGTATGTTAGAGGAATTGTAGATAAGGGATACAACGCCCCTTCATGTTCTAACGTGCTTATCCCACAGGGATATTGCATTGGTAAATGTTGGAGGTATTACGATGGTGCTTAAACTAAAGATAGACAGTAGAGAACACTCAGAGTTAGCAGAAATGGTTATTCATAATTGTAGAGAGATTAATGTTCCTTACGAAAAAGAATGGTTAGACATTGGCGACTATACCTTTGGTGACGTTTGCTTTGAGGCAAAGTCTGCCTTTGACTTCTTACAGTCTGTCATCAACAAGAGACTGTGGAATCAACTAGACAACATGGATGCAAAGTTCATGAATAACATAGTGATAGTTTATGGCGACTTTAGGGATGCAGTTGAGAATTATCTAATGTACGTTAACAACAAACAAAACGCTAGATTGCTAAGAAACAAGTTTGATGGTGCTATTGGTAAGATAATATTAGATACTGATTGTAACATAATATGGGTTTCATCTGCAAAGGAGGCTGCTAGGATAATAGCAGTCGTCTGTAAGATGCAGCCAATAGATAGAGAGATACACACTCCAAGTTTGATAAGAAAGCGTATTGCTACAACAGACTTGAGAATAGATGTTCTTTGCACTGTAAAAGGAATCAGTGTAAAGAAAGCAAAACTCCTGATAGATAGATTCGGCTCTATCATGGAGATAGGAGAAGCCTCGGTTGAGGAGATATGTGAACTGGAAGGCTTCGGTAAAGTGATTGCCAAAAGGCTAATCGATGTGCTGAATAAAGAAGATAAAATGGTGATAACATGAATGATAATGAATATGATGATGAAGATAGAATGTATTACGAAGGCTTAGGTGATGAAACGCCTATACCACAACCAAAAGCAATTGGTTTGCCTAAAGTGGTTGAGCAGTATGTGAAGAGCGCAGCAGATGTTTCAAAGTACAATGAGATACCTGCTGCAATAGGGTTCTTCGTTATACTAGGACAACTAGCAAAGGACATGGTTGCTATACCTAGTGGTAGAAGGGTTGATGATACTAGGATACAATTCATTTGGATGCAAACATCAGGAACAGGTAAGACTGAGATGTATAACTTCTTTGGGCCTGTTGCCAATGAGACATTCAGAATATTGAATAACAAGTACAATGTTGACTATGATGTATTCTCAGTCGATGATACTACTGATGCTGCTCTTATCGGTTCTATGAAGATAGACAAGGAAAGAATCGAGAACGATGATGGTGACATGGAGTGGGTCGAGATACCAACACAAATCGATGGTGGTTTTGAGGGAAGTGGATTAGTTGCCTATGACGAGTTTGAATACTCAGGTGTATTCAAGCAGTCTCAGCATAAAGAGAACGTCATCATGTATCTTAACAAGTTCATGAATACTCTTCATGGCGAGAATTGGATTATAAGAAAGAAACTTCGTGATGGTGATATCATAGAGTGTAGATGTCAGAGAAGTATCTATGCTACTACATACATTCCAAAGACACTGACCAATGTTATTGCTGAGAAGGGTGTGATTCAGAGAACTCTAATTTACATCAAGGAAGTTCCACAGGAAGTTCAAGATGAATTGAGAGAGAAAGTTCTAGATGAAGTTGGGACTATCAAACCCAAGGATGCACCAATCAAAAAGTTCGCACAGAATTTTGTTATCATCTATGAGTCATTGAGAAAAAGATTCGATGAAAGTGGGAAAGACCCGCTACAAACAATAACCTTTGGTAAGGGGTATAATGATGCTCTGAAGAATGAGTCAATCAAGATGAGAAACTATGTTGCTAACAGTAGACCTGAAGTGTTTGAGATTGCTGGAAACTTCATAACAAGGCTAAATCAGACCATGACAAGACTATCTGTGTTATGCTGTATAGCAGAAGCACCTAACATCAAAGACCCAAGTAAGAGGTATATTGTGACTGAAAGACACGCACGACAAGCCTCTTCGCTTATTCGACAATGCTATAAATCGCTTGTGTCGTGGCTTGACGTA